TGGCCGAGCAGCGCGCGAAGGTTGCCGTTGTGGAGCCTCCGGCCATCGTGGAGGTTCCGAGTACCGCGACGCCGGTGACGCCGCTGCGCAAGGCATCCTGACGTGACCACCACGCCGGGCTACCCGGGCCCCACCAGTGACCGTCACTGGTGGGGCCCGGAGGTGCCCAGCGCGCCGCCGCCGCTGTCGTTGCCGGTGCCGGCCCCGACCGTGGCAGAGGTACGGGCATGGTGCGGCGTGGCCGTCAACGTCCTGGCCGACGAGGCACTGACGATCGTGATCGATGCCGAGACGGAGCTACAGGCTGCGCGGGTGTGTGGCCTGCCGGACACGTACCCGGCGGAACTTCCGTCGAGTCTGTATCAGGCGCTCATGCGTCGCATCGCCCGGCAGCTGGCGGCGCGCGGGGTACCCCTCGGGGTGACCGGCGCTGACGAGTATGGCCCGGTGGTGCTGCCCAGCTACGACACCGAGATAGAGCGCCTAGAAGCGCCGTGGCGTTCCATCCCGGTCGGGTGACCCCATGGGTACCCGGGACGCGCGAGACAGGCTCACCGCCGCTCTGAGGGTGCTGGGCTACCAGGCGGTGACGTACCCGCCGCCGGTGCCCACACCCGGGCAGGCATGGCCGCAATGGGTGATGACGGAGATCTCTGGCGGGTGCGGGTTCACCCACACGTGGGAGATCTATGCCGTGGTCGGTGGGTCCGATCCGCAGTCGAGCGCCACCACGGCGGACGCCGCGATTGAACCGCTGGCCGATGGACTGGCCGCCGTGGCCGTGGTGGTCATGGTCGAGCCCGTGATGTTGACCATGACCGACAACTCTAACGGGCTGCCGTGCCTACGGGCCCGGGTGCAAACCACATAGGAGACAGTGCCGTGACCATCGTTGAATCCAAGCTCTATCACGGGCAGCTCATCCTCGGCGGCACCGAGCCGGGCGTGGGTGGCACCGACTTCTCTTGCCAGCCAAGCAACGTGACCGTTACCGCCAGCGCGTCAACGTCCGGCGATGACATCGAAACCCTGTGCGGTGACAAGCTACTCGCGGAAACCACCCTCGCATGGGAGCTGGATTTCACCGCGATTCAGGACTGGTCAGACCCGGACGGCCTGGTCAAGTACTCATGGGATCACGCGCTAGAAACGGTGCCGTTCCTGTGGGTGCCCAACGACACCGAGACGGTACAGATCAGCGGCGAGGTTCAGGTGCAACCGCTGGATCTCGGCGGTGACGTGAACACCCGCATCACATCGGACGCCGCGTGGCCGATCGCTGGCAAGCCTGACTGGGGTACGTACACCCCGGCCGTTGCGGCCACCGGCGCGATGGCCGGTACGCCCGGTGCGTTCACTCCGTCTGGTGCCACGACACCGGCAACGCTGGCCAGCCTGACCAGCGCCGCGCCGCCCGTTGTGGCCAGCCCTGCCACCGTCTGGCCAACCGGGACGTACGTCGACCTGGGCGATGCCAGTAAGGCGCACTGGTCCGGCAGCGCATGGGTGACGGGTATCGCGCCGTGACCGAGGGCACCGGCACGGTTGAGGTAGACGGACTCAAGCAATTGATCCGTTCGCTGCGCCGTGCCGGTGACGATCTCGCGGACCTGAAGGATGCCAATCAGGCGGCGGCCACCATCGCGCTACGGGGCGCTGAGGAACTGGTGCCGTACCGCACCGGCAAGCTCGCCGCGACCGGGCGCACGGCCAAGCAGGCGGGCCGGGCACGCTTCCAATTCGGCAGCGCGCGGGTGCCGTACGCACGCATCGTTCACTGGGGCTGGCCAGCGCGCGGTATCCCGGCGCAGACGTACGGCACCGACGGTGCCCGGCGCACCGAGCCGGTGTGGTCGGACGCCTACGCGAAAGCGCTACAGGCCATATGCGACAGCGTGAAGGGTGCCTAGACCATGACCACCTACACCATCCCGGCGTACGACAGTCTGACCCTTGCGGAGATGGACGACGTACTAGAGCTGACCGGCATCGATGTGTCCGACCCTGACACCCGGATGCGCCGACCGATGCGGATCGCCGCTGCCCTGATCACCTGGCAGGCCAACCGGAACGGTGACCCGGTGACGTTCGAGAAGATCTACACCACGCTCAAGGCGTCCGATGTGGTCATCGCCACGCCGCAGGACGCAGAGGGAAACGAGATCGGGCCACCCGTCGCGCTCACTGGCTAGAGCTGCGGACGGCCGTGGCCTATGCCTGGGGGACAACGCCCATGGCCATGCGCGACGCCACCCTCGCGGAGCTGGCCGCGATGCTGACCCACCTAGAGAAGGTTGCTGCCGAGCAACGCAAGGCGGCACAGGACATGCGCCGGAAGGGGTGACGCACGATGGCTGGCAAACCGGCACAGCTGAAGATCGATATTGTCACTGACGCTTCCGCTGCACAGAAGGACATTGCCAAGACGGGGGACACCGCGAAGTCTGCCGCCGGTGACTTCGATGAGCTGGGGCAGGCCATCTATAACGCGATGGCGCACAACGGTATGCAGATCAGCCAGTCGGCCGAGAACATGGAGAAGTTCGGCGGGGCCGCTGGCGACGCCGCATCCGGCATGCGTGACCTGGCAACAGGTCTGGCCGTCGCGGGCATCGCTGACTTCACGGCGCAAGCCGAGAAAGCCGGTGCCATCCTTGAGGGTTTGGAAGGTGCCACGAAGCTGTACACAGTGGCCACTCAGATCATGGGTCAGTGGCAGAAGATTGTTGCGGTCGGAACTAAGGCATGGGCCGCTGCACAGTGGCTACTCAATGTCGCGTTGAACGCCAACCCGATTGGCCTGATTGTCATCGGGGTACTCGCCCTGATCGCTGTGATCGTTCTGCTGTGGACGAAATCGGAGACCTTCCGAACGGCCGTGCTGGCCATCTGGTCGGCCATGAAGGACGCCGCCGTGGCCGTGTGGGAGGCGCTGAAGAGCGCCGCCATGGCCGTGTTCAACTTCCTACTTCCCTTTATCCAGGCCGCGATCAGCGTGGTGATGGGCATCTGGCACGCGCTCAAGACCGCGATCACAACGGTTCTGGATTTCGTCACGGCCTACATCCGGCTCGTGGTCCTGGTCTGGGTGGTCATCTTCACGATCATCTATACGGTCGTCAAGGCCATCTTTGATGCCGTGTGGGAGAACGCGATCAAGCCCGTACTGACCCTGATCGCCGGTGCCATCAAGGCTTTCTACGCCGCCGTGATCGTGCCAGTGTTCAACGCCGTCAAGGCATTCATCACCCCGATCTGGCGCGCGATCCTTGACGCCGCACGCAAAGCGTTCGATCTGATCAAGGGCGTGATCATGGTCTGGTGGAACTTCGCGCGGGCCATCTTCGCCGTGGTGTCCAGCGTGGCAACGTCAGTGTTCCGGGCCATCAGCAACGCCGCCGGGGTCGCGTTCGGTGCCATCACGGCCGCCCTGCGGTGGGTGTCCGATGTGGCCCGTAGCGTGTGGTCCGCGATCAGCGGCGCGGCATCCTCGGCATTCAATGCCATCACGGGCGCGGTCCGCAGCGCGAAGAACACGATCGTCGATATCTTCGGCGCGATCACCCGGCCCCTGATCGATGCATTCAACTCCGTGAAAGATCGGATCGGCAGCATCATCAACGCGATGGTTGACGCGATGCGGGGCCCGATCAACACCGTCACCGGCTGGTTCGATTCGATCAAGGATGCCATCGAACGGGTGGTCGAGTGGATCGGCCGCATCAAGATTCCGGCCGGCATCGACAAGATCCTGGGCAAGATCGGCCTAGGCCGTGGCGTGCCCGCATCGTTCGCCATGGGCCCGTTCGGCATGCGGGCCGGGCCGCTGGCCGCCGGCCCGCTGGCCGCCGTGTCCGGGCTGGCCGCCGCCGCCCCGCTGGTGTTCGTCACCGTATCCATCGGGAACGATCAGCTGGACTCCCATGTGGACGCACGCATTGCCGTCAGCAACAGCCGTCTAGCGCGCCGCATCACCAACCGGGCACAGGTGCTCCGATGACAACCACCCTGGCCGCACCGACCGTCGTCCTACGCGAAGAGGCCAACCCGTCACCGCGCGCGGAAGTCACCGTCACACCCGCCGGTGACACCGCCACGGTGACCGTGCTGCGCAGCGATCCCGCCGGCACGCTCACCGTTCGGGGCGGGTACCGCCAGCCGTCCGCCGGTGGCGCAACCCTGGTGGTCGACTACGAAATCCCGTTCGGGGTACCGGTGCGGTACGCCGTGGTGGCGTACAACAGTGCCGGTGCTGCCTCTCCACAATCGCCATGGTCGGCCCCGGTCACCATGCCTGACCCGGTGTGCCCATGGCTGGCCGATTCGATCGTGCCAACGTCCGCCGTCAGGATCTCGCCAACCGACTGGTCTACCCGTGAGCACACCCGGGAGTCGACGGTGCTCTGGCCGGTCACCGCCGATAGTGCCGTGGTGCTGGCCAACGTCCGGCCCCGCTCCACCAGCGTCATGCAACTGTTGACCTACACCGCCGCTGAGGCTTCCCGCCTGCTGACGGTGTTGGCCGCAACCACCGTCATCTACCGGCCACCCTCGCAATGGGACTGGCCCGGCGGGTACTACTACCTAGACGGAGTGGACGAGAACAGGCTGTCCCCCAAGGTTCCCACCGACGAGCGTCGGCTGTGGAACATGACGCTTGTGCCGGTCATCGCGCCGCCGCCGGTCCTGATCGTCACCGTCGTGAACTGGGGCGTAGTACTGGGCTACTACAACACCTGGGCTGACCTGATCAACGCGAAGGATTCATGGCTTGATGTGGTGCGCAACCCTGACCCGGGCAGCCCGTGATGCTGCGGACATCGGCTTCATTCGCCGCTGCGGTCACCGGGTCACACGTCCGGGTGACGCGCGCCGATCTCTGGTACGCCGGTTCGCTGGTGGCCGCCAACCTGCCCATTGTGTCCGGTGACCTTGACCTAGACGGCGACGCCCAGATCCGGGCCACCGTCAGTAGCCTCGTCATCGCGGACGCCACCGGCAAGCTGGTACCGGCCGGCCCGGGTGACGCCGGTGCGCTGGCCGTGTACGGGTCAGAGCTACACCTACGCACCGGCGTCCGGTACTCATCCGGCGCTGAAGAGCTGCTGTCTCTGGGCTGGTACAAGATCCTGGCCACCGGCATCGACGAGAGGTACACCCGCGATCAGGTCGGGTTGTGGGTGTCCGGCGGCGCACAGCACACCCTCACCCTCGCGGACCGGATGACCGCGATTGACGACGCGCGGTTTCTGGCACCCGGTCAGCCGGTGGCCGCAACGTGCCTCGCGGAGATCAAGCGCCTGTGTCGTGGCCTGGTGCCGTTCGCGCGCTGGCCAGCCATCACGGACCCGGCCGTCCCCCGGTCCATCACCTACCAGGAATCCCGGCTAGATGCCGTGGCCGCCCTGGCCGCCGCCGCCAACGTCCGCGCGTACATGGACAGCAACGGGGCCCTAGCTATCCGCAAGGTGACCGATCCGACCACGGACCCGGTAGCGCTGATCGTCACGACCGACCGGGAGATCGTGGAACAGTCGACCGGGTACACCCGCGATCAGGTGTACAACGCTGTGGTTGCCCGGGGTGAGCAGACAACCGACACCGCCCCGGTGCAGGCCATCGCGTACGACACTGACCCGGCGTCGCCTACCCGGTGGGATGGCCCGTTCGGACGCCGCCCGGTGTTCTACTCCTCACCGCTACTGACCACCGTCGCGCAGTGTCAGGCTGCGGCGCTGAGCCAGCTGCAAGGGCTGCTGCGGGGCCGTGATCGGCTGGTCACCATCATGGCCATACCCAACCCTGCCCTTGAGCCGGGTGACGTTGTGACGGCCCGGACGCCCCGCACGCGGTTCACCGGGGTACTGACCGCCGTCCGGATGCCGCTGGCCGCCCCGGGTGGCGCAGCTGAGTACACGTTGCGGGTGGCCGCCAGCGGCGTATGCACGGTGTCACCGGGCCCCGCCGCCGTCCGGGGTGTGGACATGCCATGAGCATCACGGAACCACTCGCGGAAGTGCTGCGCCGCCGCCCGTTCGCTCAACCGTTGTTCGGGGTGGTGACCGCCGTGACGCTACCGGCCACCCCGGACGCCACCGGTACCGCCACGATCACGCTGTACGGAGAGCCCAACACCGTGCCGTGCATGGCCAGCTACACCCCGACCGTTGGTGATGTGGCCCTGGTGCTGGTGGCAGATCGTCGCCTGGTGGCCATCGGCCGGATGTCGACCGGCCCGACCCACCCAGCCATCCCGACACCGCCGCTGGCACCAACGGCCGGCACGCTCACCGTGCCGGCCGTGGCCGCCGGCACCTATCAGGCTGGCCGCCTACGCGCCGACCGCACCGACGTACTACAGGGCACCGACGGCACCGGGCCCAACGTCGGTGCCTACGTCTACGGCACCACCCTTGCCGGCACCCTCGCCGGACTCACCCTCACCGCCGGTCGGGTGTGGATAGACCGGCGCATGACCGGATCACCCGACCCCCAACCGGTGACGATCTACCTTCACGCGTGGACCGACATGCCACCCGGCCCACCGGCGCAGCTGGCCAGCTACGTACCGGCCACCCCGGTACCCATCGGGGTGCCCGGGTGGGTGGCCCTACCGACCGCATGGCTGGCGCTGCTGGCCGATGGCAGCGCCGCCGGTGTGGGCATCGGAGACACCGCCGGTACCGCCCCGCTGCTGGCGCTGGCGTCGCTGGCACAGTCGGGCCAGTCGGGAACGATTCAAATCGATTGGAGCGCATGACCATGGGCACCACCCCGATCTACCAGCTCCCATGGCCGGAGCAATCTGACCCACCGGACGGCCCGGTGCAGATCAAGGCCCTAGCCGACCGCACGGAACTGTCCCTAGGCACGGTCCGGGGTACCCCGACCCTGCCCACATTCGCCGCGCGCGGCGTCGGCGCGACGGGGCTACCGGGCAACCGCGTGTACTCCACAGTGCAGTTTCAGGGGCAGCGCATCCTCGGTACGTCATTTATCAACATGGCCGTACCGCCGACCGGCATCTTTCGCTTCACTCAATCCGGCGTCTATGACGTGTATTTCAAGACCCGGCTGACCAATCCATCCGTCGCGGTCGGCTACGCACAGGTCCTCGGAACCGGCGTGCCGTTCAATGAGATCGTCCAGCTCCAACCATGGTCGGATGTCTACAACGACGTACACGTTCATGAATACGTCGAAATCACGGCCGGTCAGATCAATACGCCGCTGACCCTCACGGTCCAATCCCAACCGAATATCGCTTTCGGCCTGTCCGCTACTCAGACCCGGCTACTGATCAAGCGCCTAGGCGACATCGGTTCCGTGGTGCCCGGCCCGGGGTGATCTCCGGACACAGCTCGCTGATTGACGCGCATCGATGCAATCCGGGGAGGCATGGGGGACCAGGGTGTGTCCGACGGACACACCCCAACGCCGGGCAACCGGCGCACGCTCACGAAACCGTTGCTACGCCGTTTGTTTCGTGCCCTAACTGGCGCTACTGTCGGGAACTGGCGCGTTCAAGTCCCCCCTCGGACACCAGGTCGATAGGGGCTCTGAGCAGGCCAAACGCAAGATCTCAGCCCCGGGCCGTGTGTCCGACCGGACACAGATCCACCCTGACGGGCGGCGCGGTGGCTGAGACCAGGCCACTCGACAGGGAGCACCACCCATGGCAAGCATCGACATCCGTAAGCGCGCTCAAGATCAGATCTGGCGCGTCCGCTGGCGCGACAATGGCGAACCTCAATCCGAGGAATTCCCCAACCCGACCGATGCGGAGATCTTCCGCGCGATGGTCAACGCCGCCGGGCAGAAGTACCCCGACACCGCCGCTCTGTACGCGCGCGGCCTTCACGCCCTGGCCGCCGAGCGCGATGCGCTGGCCCGTACCCCGGCCGGTGGAATCCGATTGGTCGACTGGTGCCACACGTACATTGACGCCGTCAGTGAGGCCAGCGTCCGGGAGAAGATCCGCTACCACGCGATGGTGGACAACCACATTGCCGAGACATTCGGACTCACCCTGTTGACCCAGGTCACCGGCCGAATGATCAAGAACTGGCAGGAAGCGCTTGCCGACGACACGGCCGGCCCGGGGCTGTCCGCAAAGACGATCAAGAATGTCCGCTGCACGGTGCTGGCACCGGCGCTGGCCGCCGCCGCCGCGCCCGATCTCGACGGCAACCCGCCGTTGATCCCGGTCAATCCGTGCCTGGCCGTCAAGGCACCCAAGGTGGTCGACAACCGACCGGAAGTCTGGCACCAGGCAGAGGTCGACGCGATGCTGGCCGCCGCCGCCACGGTCGACCCGCGCGCGTACGCGCTGCTGGCCACCCTGGCCGGTACCGCGATGCGCTGGTCAGAGGCCGTGGCGCTCACCACGCACGCGGTGTACCCCGACCGTGGCGTGGTGGAGGTACGCCGCAAGGCCATCAAGGACGTTGGCAGCCAATGGAGGCTGGTGCCGGCGGTCAAGACCCGCAACGGGTGGCGCGCGGTACCCGCCGGGCCCGCCGTGCTGCGCCTGCTGACCATGCAAGGTGCCGCCGATGGTGCCCTGGTGCTCACCAACGACCGAGGCGAGCTGTGGCGGCATGAAGCGTTCTTCGACAACCAGTGGCAGAAGATCCGCGACATGGTGAAGGCGCAAGGCTTCACCCGGCATCTGACGTTGCACGGGCTGCGGCACACGGCAGCCGTCCGGATGGCCGAGAACGGGGTGGATCTCTACACCCTGTCGGCCACCCTCGGGCACGCCCCGGGCACCACCACCAAGCTCTACGGTGGACGGACGGGCAACAACGACGCGCGCGCCGCCGCCGCCCTGGCTACCCTGGTAACCGGCACAGCTGCCTGACCCTCCCCCCGCGACACGGCCCCGACCGCCATCCCCCAGCGCGGTCGGGGCCGTGTCATGTCCGGGCCCCGATATCCACACCTTGTGGACAGTCGAGGGTGGACATGTGTTCGACCCATAGACCAAGGGTTATGAACGCTGGTCAAAGCGCGTACCAACAGTTAGCTTGTAATTCGGCGGTAACACTATGTGACACCCAGCGCATCGGGCCACGATGGCGGCCAGCCATCGCACCGCCCGTCAACCGTCGCAAGGGGAAGCAGCTATGACCATGACTGAAGCAGCCAGTCAGAACAGCGGGGGGGGGGGTAGGGCTTTC